AATGGAAGTACTTGGAAACAATTAGATAACTAATGGAAAAAGATATCAATATATACGAAATTATGTTGGAGATAAAAGAAGAAGAAAACAACGATTTGAAGGTTGAAAACGAGCTCCTGTATGGTTATAGTATGTTTTTGATACAACAAAATGAGGATTTGAAGAGACAAATTCAAAACCTGTTAGATATAAAGAAAAGAAGTAATTAAATATGAGTCAATATAATCAAGCACAATTAATATCAGCTAGTAACGCAGCCTATGTTACAAATACATCAGGTCTTATTACAGCAGCGAATGTAAGACAATTAAATAGTGATTGGATTAGTTCATCGGCATTAGTTAATCAAAGTAATACATTTACTGGAGATCAAACTATTATTGGTAACTTAACTGCATCATTAGGACAAGGTAATATATGGGTTGGTAATGGAACTAATACAAACGTTCAAATAGCAACTGCATCATTACAAACTAATACAGGTAGTTTAGTAACAACTGCATCATTTAATTCTTTTACACAATCATATCAAACAGATAGTGCGAGTTTTAATAGTAGAATTAACGCTGTATCATCATCAGGTGGTAACATAAATACAGGCTCTTTTATTACAACTGGTAGTGTAGGATTAAATCAATCTATAACAGGTAATTTAAAAGTAACAGGTTCGTTTACAGTACAAGGAGCAGGTGGAACACAAGTATTAACTAGTATAGTAGGTGGTAATACTATGTTCTTTGGTGGAGCTAATAATTCTCTTACAATATATAGTGGAAGTGATAATGCAAATTTCTTTCCTAATGGTATCACATATAATTCACCATCAACTCAAACTAATATAAACTTTCAAACACCTAATGCATTTATTCAAAGTAAAGGTAATACATACTTTCAAAATACTATTGGTGGTGTAGGAACAGGTAGTTATGGATTCACTGCTAGAAATGGTGGTAGCTTTACTTTTGGTTTAGTTAATCCAGTAAGTGCTAGTGGTAATTTTAATTTTAATGCACAGAGTGGAGCTATAACATTATTGACACAGAATAATGATAGTAATGCATGGAATATATCAGGCGGGGGTAATCTAGCAAATATAAATTTATTTCAAAGAGGTGTAGGTGATATTCAGATAGCAAGTTTTCCTTATGTATCAGCTAGTATTACTACTCAAACTTTAGGTTTAAATTCAAACAACCAATATAGTGCACCATTTATTAATATGTATGGACAATATCCAAACGCAAACATATTTACAGATGATGCACATTGGCCAGGTAATATATTTGGTGGATATAATATACAAGACCAAATAACTAATTTTACAATAGGAACATTAGCTGCTAACTCTTATACACCTGAATATAGTGGAGAGACAGTAGGATGGTTTGGTGGTGGAGCTAATAATGAAAATGGTAGTAATACCGCATTCATTATGAGAACAGGTAGTGCGGATTTAGAAATATTCAAACCAACTGATTTTAATTTTGATGTAACTATACAGAAAGCAACAACACCAGGAACACCACCAACAACAACAGCAAATTTAATTCTAAGTTATGTATCGCAATCTCTAAACTTTGCAAATGATACAGATGCAGCAACAGGCGGCGTACCTTTAGGTGGTGTATATAGAAACGGTAACTTTTTAATGATAAGAATGAGCTAATATATGAGTAACAATTATAATATATTCAACGGAGTAATTACAGGTAGTATAGACCTTAATGGTGTTATTAGAGCAAATGGTGTAACACTTCCACAAGCATCAACACAAGGTGCAACCGGAGCAAGTGGCTCACAAGGTGCAACTGGAGCTAACGGTCCATCAGGTTCACAAGGACCACAAGGTGCACCAGGAGCAAGTATACAAGGACCTCCAGGAGCACAAGGAGCAAGTGGTAGTAATGGTAGTTCAATACAAGGTGCACAAGGAGCAAGTGGATCACAAGGTGCAATTGGCATAACAGGACCAGGTTTTTATTGGTTAGGTTCATATGGAGCATTAACTAATTATGTAACTAATGATACAGTTTTTTATCAAGGTAGTACATATGTAGCATTACAAAATTCAACTGGTAAAACACCTTCAACAAATCCAACATATTGGTCATTAGTAGCATCACAAGGTACACAAGGATTACAAGGTGTGCAAGGAGCACCAGGTAGTGGAACACAAGGACCACAAGGACCTGGATTCGTATATATGGGTTCTTATGGTGCATTAACAAACTATGTAATTAATAATGTTGTTTTATATCAAGGTTCAACATATGTAGCATTACAAAGTACAACAGGCAATACTCCTTCTACTTCTCCAACTTATTGGCAAGTATGGGCATTACAAGGACCACAAGGAACTCAAGGTACGCAAGGATTATATGGGCCACAAGGACCAGCATCAACAGCACCTGGACCACAAGGACCAGCAGGTACAAATGGTAGTAATGGTATACAAGGAGCACCAGGAGCACAAGGACCAGCAGGTACAAATGGAACAAACGGAACACAAGGACCACAAGGATATAGTGGAGCATCTATACAAGGTCCTAGTGGAGCACAGGGTGCAGCAGGAACGAATGGTAGTAATGGTGTACAAGGTGCACCGGGAGCGCAAGGTGCAACTGGAGCAACGGGTGCAACCGGAGCAACAGGAGCACAAGGAACAGCAGGAGCTGGATTTAGTTCAATCTCTCCATCATATCAATATTCAGTTTTATTAAGTAATGGTAGTTCAAACTCAGCATATACATCAACAGCGATATATGCAGATAGTAGTGCAAATTCATTATACGCAAATGCATTCTTCCAAAACTCTTCTAGAACATTAAAATCTGATATTAAACCATTTACTAAAGATGCAATTGATTTAATTAACCAAGTAACTGTTGTAGATTTCTTTTATAGTAATGATAATGTAACTCCTCACATTGGATTTATCGCAGAAGATACTCCAGTAGAAATGAGTGGTATATTCCAATCAACAATGGATGTTCCTTCAACGGTAGGTATATTATTAAAAGCAGTTCAACAATTAGATGTAAGAGTAAAAGAATTAGAAGCAAAGTATGAAAGTAACTAACGCATTAGTAACAGGTGATGAATTAAATACATTTGTAGTAGCTAGACCTGGTATGGGATTATCAGGTAATAAATGTGAAACTGTTGGTGAAATACAAGATAACTATTACATCAATATATGGTTAAGTCCATGGCCAACTTTGGCAAGTAATAGATTACCACTTTATCAATGGATACAACAATCAGATGCATATATTGCAAATGAATACTATGATGATTATGTAACCGGTGAATGTTATTTCTATCCTAATCAATACGAAACAAATAGAACATACTATATTGATTTTACAGGTCCGATGCCAGGAGCAGGACAAGTAAATGTACTATACAATGATTCGCCACAATCAGGTCAAACAATTTATTTTAGTGCTGGTTCAACGGGAGTAAGTTGGACAACATTATGTGGTTGTCAAAATGATTGTCTTACTATAACATCTGCTGAAATTCTATTTAGTTAATACTTTCTTATTTGAAGGTGTTAAATATATATGGCATTAAATTTAGTTTCACAAATTTTAGAAAATGGTGGTGAAATATATCCACTAATAATTCCTTCGGAAAACACAAATGGTACAGGACTTTGTAATCCCTCTATTTTTAATGATAATGGAAGATTACTCATTAATTTACGTCATGTCCAATATTCATTCTATCATACGTTCGGTAAATATGAAAGTAGATACGGACCTTTAATCTATTTAACTCCTGATGGAGACCAAACACTTCACACAACTAACTGGCTATTAGAATGGGATACTTATATCAAAACTTATAAGAAGATTGATACAACTAAATTAGATAAACCACCTTTATGGGAGTTTGTTGGTTTAGAAGATGCTAGAATAGTAAGATGGCATGATACACTTTATCTAACTGGTGTTCGTAGAGATACAACAACTAATGGTGAAGGTAGAATGGAATTATCAGAAATAGATTTGGATGGTAATGAATTAAGAAGAGTCAGAATAAAACCTCCAATAGAAACTTATTGTGAAAAGAATTGGATGCCGGTAGTTGATTTACCTTTTACATATGTTAAATGGGCTAATCCAACAGAAATAGTTAGAGTTGTAGAGGGTGAAGCAAATACAATGCATACTTCTTCATTTTTTCCAATGGATTATGATTTAAGAGGTGGTAGTTCAGTTATTAGAATAGATAATTACAGAATAGCAATAACACATAGAACTCAATTTTGGAGAAACAAACAAAACAATAAGCAAGCAATATATACACATAACATTGTAATATGGGATTTGGATTGGAACATTGTTAAAGTAAGTAAAGAATTTAATTTTATGAATGGTCACATTGAATTCTGCACTGGTATGGCAGTAAAAGATAATGATGTATATATTACATTTGGATATGAAGATGCAGCTGCTTATTTGGTTAAAGTAAATAAAAACTTTTTATTAGAGTATGCATTTAGAAATAACTAATTGGATAACTAATCCTACAAAAGAAAATGCAATCATATTAGGTGATTGGTATTACGGACAAGCACAATGGGCAAGTGCATTAGTATATTATCTAAGAGCAACGGAATGGGAAGATGATATTAACACTTATTATTCTCTGTTAAAAGTTGCTTTGTGTTTAATGAAGCAAGGTGATAGATTCTTTTATGCAAAAGGTGTTCTTCATCACGCAATTAATCTATATCCAAAGAGACCAGAAGCATATCATTTGATGAGTATATGTTGTGAAAGAACTAGAGATTGGCAGGATAGTTATACATGGGCAGAATTAGGAATGATAAGAAATTATAGTGAAGATTATTCTAATAGATTAAAAGAAGTTGAATATTTAGGACATGATGGTTTAAGATTTCAAAAAGCAGTAGCAGGTTGGTGGATGGGTAGAGAAAATGAAAGCTTAGAAGAGTTTTATCAGTTATATAAAGAAAATAATTTACCACATGCACATATTGAAGCTATAAAAAGTAATATTAAAATGATATTATCTTAAAAAAATAACAACAATACAAATAAGTGGTGTTAAAGAATTAAAACATTTACAATATGAACGCAAAACACGTATTAAGTAGAATAGCTAGTATTTTGAATTTATCAGATGATGCTTCTATTCAAGCAAAAACTGAAGATGGAACAATCTTACAGTCTGCTAACTTTGATGTTAACGATGATGTATTTGAAGTTGGTGCTGATGGTAAATTAACTCCAGCAGCTGATGGTGAATATACAATCACATTTACAACTCCAGAAGGAGAAGACTCAACACAAGTAATTGATGTAGACGGTGGTAAAATTGCTGAAATTTCTACACCTAATGAAGAAGCACAAGAAAAAGAAGGTGTTCCTGAAGAAAGTGAAGAAGAAATGGATGAAACAACTCCTGTAACTGAAATGAGTGATGAGAAAAAAGGTGCAGCAACAACAGAAGAAGCTCATTCATTACCTAACACAACTGATGAAGATCCTAGAAATTCAGTTGGTAACGATACTGATGATGAAAAAGATCCAGTTATCGCTTTATCAGCTAGAGTTGCTCAATTAGAAGATGCATTAAGTGCAATTACAGAGAAATTCAATTCAGCTTTCCCATCTGAAGGACAAGAAGTTAGTTCATTAACTCCAACTCCAACAATGATGAGTGAAGAAGAAGAAGAATTACCAAAATTAGATGGTGCTCCTGTTGAACAAAAATTCTCATTAGCAGGTAAATTAAACGAAAATAAAAAAGCTAAAGATGGTGATTATCAAAATTCATTCTTAAGCAAACTTTATAAATAAAATATTTTTAAAAAACAAAATTATTTCACAATGAACAAAAGACAAAACTTTACTCAACCAACAATTACTACTACCTACGCGGGTGAGTTTGCTGGTCAATATATCGCAGCAGCGTTATTGAGTGCAAAAACTTTGGATAACAAGTATGTAACAATACATCCAAACGTGAAATACAAAGAAGTAATCCAAAGAATTGCGGTAGCTAATATCGTAAACGATACTTCTTGTGATTTCACAACTTCTGGTTCAGTTGCATTAACTGAAGCAGTTTTAACTCCAAAAGAGTTACAAGTTAACCTTGAATTATGTAAGCAAAACTTCGTACAATCTTGGGAAGCTTTACAATTAGGATATAGTGCATTTGATACTATTCCTGCATCTTTCACTGATTATTTGATTTCTTACATCGGTGGTTATGTAGCACAAGCAACTGAAATTTCTATTTGGCAAGGTAACAACTCTACAAATGGTCAATTCGGTGGTTTCCAAACAGCATTATCTGCTTCAGTAGCAGCTGGTGGTGGTGTTATTCCTGCAGGTGGAGCAACTCCAATTTCTGGTTCTATTACTTCAGCTAACGTGTTAACAAAATTGAACACAGTGGTAGACTCTATTCCTAACACAGTTTACGGAAAAGAAGATTTATTATTGTATGTATCAACTAATGTAGGTAAAGCTTACCAACAAGCATTAGCTGGTGGTGCAGTAGGTGCTAACGGTTGGAACAATCAAATGAACGTAGGTGATAAGCCTTTCAACTTCAATGGTATTGAAATCGTTCTTTGTCCAGGTATGAGTGACTCTTCAGTAGTTGCAGCTCAAAAATCTAACTTACACTTCGGAACTGGTTTATTATCAGATTACAATGAAGTTAAAGTATTAGATATGGCGAACATTGATGGTTCTCAAAACTTCAGAATTATTATGAGATACACTGCAGGAACTGTGGTTGGTATCCCTGGTGATGTAGTATACTACGGAGCATACTAAAAATAACTAATGGTCGGTGGGGTGTAAAAGCTCCACCAACTATAACAAATTAAAACAAAAAACACAATATTATGGCTTGTAATTTATCTCAAGGTAGACAAGAAGTTTGTAAAGAAAGTATTGGTGGTTTGCAAGGAGTTTACTTCTTAAACTACACAACTGCTAGTTTTACAAAAAATGCTGATGGTGAAGTAACTGCTTTACCTTCTGGCTCAACTGTCTATTATTATCAATTGAAAGGTTCAAGTGCATATACTGAAACAGTCACAACAAGTAGAAATAACGGAACTACATTCTTCTCTCAAGGTTTAACTTTGAATTTGAAGAAATTAACTAACGATATGACTACACAATTAAAGTTGATGGCTTATGGTAGACCTCAAATTATTGTTTGGACTAACAATGGTGATGCATTATTAGTAGGTGAACAATTAGGTGCAGATTTAACTGGTGGAACAATCCAAACAGGTGGTGCATTAGGTGATCTTTACGGATACTCTGCAACATTTACAGGAATGGAACATTTACCAGCAGCTTTCTTAAGCGGTTCAACAGCAACTAATCCATTTGCAGGTTTGTCTTCTCAACCAACAATAGTTAGTAACTAATTCAGTTAGCACTATGAAAATATTAAATAGGGTATCCATAGGGTATCCTATTTTTATGTCAGAAATATTTGGAAATATGAAAAAAATTATGTAACTTTAAGTTCAGAAAGCTAAAAACAAAATAGATAAGTATAAATTAAAAAATATGTGTTAAAGACATAGTTAATACAAGATAAATAAGAGTTAATGTTAACATATATACAATCAGGAAGCAATACATATACTTTAAGAACTAAACCAACTGGTAGTTCAAATGTTTTCACAATGTCTTTACAAAATATGACTACTTTAGATAATTCTAATGCAAGTTTAAGTAATGTTACTTTTGAACCCTACGAGTCTATTCTCGCTTTCACTGCAAGTATAAGTAATACCTATAAATCAGAAGAATATAGAGCAACAATATATAATGGAACAACAGATATTTGGCATGGTTCATTGCAAGTATTAGTTTCACAGAGTTGGGAAGATAATTCAAAATCAGATTATAGAAACCAAATACCATTGGATGACAAATTTGTATCTAATGTATCACAGAACAAATATATAATTTATAAATAATGGATAAAAAATTCAGACAAAATTTAAGTGTAGTTAATCTTGGTCAGCAAGATATACCTTATATAGTAGAAGATACAAAGACTAGATACCAATGGGTGCCATTTGGAGTATTTGGACATGATGATTTCTTTCAGTCAGTAACAATGGCACATAATACTTCAACTACAACGGCAGCAGCAATTGAAGGTATATCAGATTTAATATATGGTAAAGGATTATATTCTCATAATGAAGAATTTAATACTATTTTACAAAAGTTAATACCTCAAGAAGAGATTAAGAGAGTAGCATTTGATTTAAAGTTATATGGTAATGCATCTTTTCAGGTATATTGGAATGATGAACATACTAAAATTGTTAAATTCTATCATGTTCCAGTTCAATATTTAAGAGCAGAGAAGATTGGTTTAAATCCTAAAATAGAAAATTACTTTTATTGCACAGATTGGTTAGACCAAAGAGCTGTTAGAAATAAAACTAAAATTCCAGCTTTCGGAACATCTACTCAAAAGTGTGAAATCCTTTATATTAAAAATTATACTCCTTCTTTATACTATTATTCAATGCCAGATTGGGTTTCAGCATTACAATTCGCATTTGTTGAAGCAGAATTAAGTAATTTACATCTAAACAATATTGAAAATGGTTTCTTACCGGCAGTAATGGTAAATATGAACAATGGTGTTCCAGCTCCGGAGGAAAGAGAGACAATTGAAGACTTATTAAGAAATAAATTTACAGGAACAAAGAACGCAGGTAGATTTATGTTATCTTTTAATGATGACCCTTCAACTAAACCAACTATTGATGTAATTAACATTGAAAACTTACATGAAAAATATCAATATGTTGCAGAATACGCAGTTGATAGAATATTAGTAGCAAATAGAATAACTTCACCTTTATTATTTGGTATTACAACAGGTGGAAGAAACAATGGATTTAGTTCTACATCAGATGAAATGATGACGGCTTTTAGTATTATGCAAACAATGACAGTAGCACCATTTCAAAACATTTTAATCAACGCAATAGATAGTGCATTAAAAGAAAGTGATTTTGATGATACTCAATTATACTTTGACCAATTAACTCCATTAGCAATATTAGCAAACCAAGCAAAAGATAGTGGAACAACAATTGATAATGTTAGTGAACAAACTAATAAAGAATTGGAAAATCCAGCAACAACAGATGATAGTGAAGATGAAACTACAACAGATATAAACAGACCAACTCCTGTTCCACAAGGTAAAGAAAGTGCAGGACCAGGGACTGGGACTACAATTATCAATGCAAGTTCAACATTCTTCAAAAAAGATTACGAAATATATAAATAAACATAACTATGGCTTACGCTTTATTCATTAGTAGAGACGATATTATTAAAAATTCACCATTACAGGGTGCAATTGATGCAGATGCATTATTACCATTTATAAGAACAGCACAAGATAAATATTTAAAGAATTTATTAGGGACTGTATTGTTCTTTTATTTACAAGCACAAATTCAAGCTAATTCAGTAGATAGTTTATCTGGATATTACCAAGAGTTATTAGATGATTATATTAAGAATACTTTAATTTGGTATGCATGTGTTGAATATCTTCCATTTAGTTCAGTTACTTTCAAATCTAATGGTGCAGTTAAGCAACAAACAGAACAAGGTATAGCACCTACTAAATCTGAAATAGATTATCTTAAACAATCAGCACAAGAAAATGCAGATTATTACGCTTTAAGATTACAAAACTATTTAATTGCTTATTCTAATAAAATACCTCAATACTTACAATCAGTTGGTAACCAAACTCAAATTTATCCTGACCAAACTAACCAATACTTTGGCGGTATACAATTATAATAAACTATGAGCTATTTACAATCCAATCAGGGAAATAACTATACACTTTATTACAATGTATTAGATTATTTCAAAACTATAATGAACAATCATCCATCAATTGACCAAGTATCTCAAGGTGATATATTTGCATTTGATGATATTCAGTTCCCATATTATCCTGTCGGTAATGTAAACATATTAGGTGCAAATTTTGATGATAAAAATACAGATTATACTATTCAGTTAATTGTAGCAGATAAAGTTAAATTAAAGAATAACGAGTCAGACCCTAGAACTAATGAAATGGTTGTTCCTTTTTATGATGTAAACGATGCAGTTGATATTCATGCAAATACATTAGCAGTTCTAAACGATTTATTATCTTATACACAATATTCATTACAAGCATTTGAAATCATTGGAACAATTACTAACGAACCATTTGTAGATAGATTTAATAATGGATTAGCAGGTTGGGTTTCTACATTTACATTAAGAACTCATAATGATAGACCTAGATGTTTGTATAATTTATATCCAACTTCTTAATTATGGCAGCTAAATCAATTCAAGATACAGTCACTATTGTTCCTGAATTAAGAGCAATTGCTAAAGAAATTAAAACTTTAACAATGGCATATGCTCCAGTTAAAACTGGTAATTTAAGAAAGACAATAGGAACTTACAATAACGATAGTAATATGATTAGAGTTGATAGTAAAAATAAATTTACTATTACTATTGAATATGGTCCTCCTGGTGCAGAATATGGGCAATTTTGGGATGAGCCAGCAACATCTAAATCTACAACAAGACATAGACCAGAATTTGGATTTCCTACAAAAGCGGTAGAAGATAAGAAAGTTACAGATTTAATTGATTTATATATCAAATCTTTAGAAACATCGGTTGGTAATACAATAGAATTATCAATAGGTAATAAAAAATAGTATCAACACTTTTTTAATTAAGTAAGGTTATATAAGAAAAGATTTCACAATATGTCTTATTCTTTTATACAAACGCCGGCATCAATGTCATTAGGACAATCACCGGTAATATTTTCTGTATCATCATCAACTTATACTGGAGCAAATAATTTCCAGTATATTGGTATTCTTAATATTTGGTCAGGCTCTTTATCTAATTCAGGTAGTGGAGATGTTTGGGAATTAGCTAAATATCCTTCAGCTGATGGTTTAACAGGTATATTTGATGTTAATAGAATACTTAATTCAACTCAAACTGAATTAACACAGACAAATCCTTCCCCTATAAAATATTTTACATTTGAAAGTTTTTTCAGATACCAAAGTGGATTAACTTATGTAACAGGCTCTCATATAACATCTCCTGTATTTAAATCAATAGATGGTTATCAAATATTTCCTGAAACAATTGGACAACAAGTTCAAACACTTACTCCTCATTGGCCTTTAATGACTGATGGACCAGTTACACAATCTGTAATGATTGATAACATTGGAACAATAGCTGTATATAGAGGAGATTTAGGAACAGATATACCAACAAAAGCAGTTTATTCTGGTAGTAATGGTAGTAATGGTATTGTAACTATTGCAGCAGCAGATGGTAATTCAAATAATGAAGTTATTTTAGTTCCAGTTGCACCGGCTGAGACAGGATTTCCACTTTCAACAATTGGTTTAACTTCATATACAATACAAACATATGCAGGAACTACACCATTAGGAACTCCAATTACATATCAAATAGATTGTCAACAAAAATATCCTAATATCAGAATTAAATGGAAAAACAGATATGGTGAGTTTGATTACTTTAACTTTTATATGGCTAATGTTAAATCATTTAGTTCAACAAAGAAAACATATCAACCACAATTAGGTAGTTGGCAAGGTAGAACATTGGGATATAATGAATGGGATAGTCAAACACTTAATTATATTACAGATAGTTCTCAAACAATGTTGGTAAACACATTTTGGATACCAGAAACATACAATGATATATTCAAGCAACTAATAGTATCAAATGAAATTTATTGGTGTCAAGAAAATACAACGCACGTAAAACCATTAACAATAATAACTCCTAATATAACTTTCAAAACACATGTAGTAGATAAATTGATACAATATAGTTTTGATTTTGCGTATGGACAAGGATATAAAATGATAATCTAATATGGGTGTAACATCAGTTCAAGGTTTTAAGTTTAAATTAGTAGCCGATGGTGAAATTTTAGATTTATATGCAGATGAAGAAATAAAAGTTTCCGATAATATCACAGGTCTTTTTGATTTGGGAGTATTACCGGCTGACTTTACTAAAACTATGACATTACCTGGTTCAAAGAAAAATAATCACTTCTTTGAATTTGTGTATGATATTAGTGTAGAAGACCCTTATACATTTGCAACTAATATTAAAGTTCCTTGTTATTTAGATTTTGATGGAATATATATTTCAAATGGTTATCTTCAATTAAATGCAGTTAACATATTTCAAAACAAATATATTGATAGTTATGAAGTAACTGTCTATGGTGGATTAGCAAGTTTTGGTAGAGATTTGAAAAGATACTTTTTAACCGATTTAACGAGCTCTTTAGCTAAATTCAATCATACCTCTTCATTTGAAAATATAACGGCATCTTGGAGTGGCAATTTACTATCTGGGAGTATTGTATATCCTTTAGCTGAATATGGACAAAAGATACAATATCAAAATACTGGCACTACACTTTATGGTATCAATTCAAAAGATGGCGCATTATGTGTAGAAGATTTTAAGCCATCAATCAGAGTTAAAGATGTATGGGATGCATGTTTTGAACAATTTGGATATACTTACACATCATCATTTATGAACGAACCTTGGTGGGATAATGTTTATATGGTATGTAACAATCAATTAAGATACCCAATTTATTCATCATCATTGTATCCATCAGAAAGCATAGATTTGGAAACATATGGTTTGTTTAAAATTTCACCAATATCAGGTGCAGTTGGACAAACTAATGTAACAATGAGTGCTGGTGTAGATTTACCTTTACCATGGTATAATGTTGAACAAAATCCAAACAATAATATTTCACCTTCGTTGGTTTATAATTTAGATTTTGATACTAAAATTAGAGGTAACTTAAATCTTGATTTTGAAATATCAGCATCAGCAAATAGTGTTCCTCAATTTAAACTTAAAGCAATAAATCAAGGAACATTAGTATCATATTCAGTAGATTTAGGAAATTATAATCAATATATGCAACAAATATCTGTATATAATAATGGTCCTACTAAACAACAGCAA